CAGAGCATTTTTCTTTTGGTCATCATCATAAGTGCTCCAGTTCAGTGAGTGTTCCAACAACATTACTTTTCGACTGTTTTCTAAAATTTTGAGGTTAGTTGTAGCGATGACTCCTTTCTGTGTTCTAATATCACCTACAGCTTTTGACACCCAAGGATGTCGTGTCTCTGCTAGTGATGGTAGAATTTCACCATTTTTACCGATTCGTTTTTTTGTTAAAAATTCTTCTAGTTTTAGTAACTCATCTTGTGTAACAGCTTGTTCAAGTCTTGTTGTTACGTACCATTCACTAAACTCAGAAACCATAGTGTTGTTCCAAGCAGTTTGTTTATTACCCTCTTCATCATACCATTCTTTCTGAAAACTTGCCAGAGTTGAATGTAATAATTCAGGCTCTGTGACATCAAGCACAGTTCCTAGCTTCGAATATTTTTGTACCTTTTCATAGGCACCTTGTAATTCACCATATGCTATGTTTTGTTTTTGTATATACTGTGTAGCCAGACCGTTGAATCCTGCTTTATAACCACGAGATTTCTCTCCAATAGCAGGCATTTGTTCAGTTACCCACTCACTGTAACTTTGTGTACCTTTCCAATCATATTCACCAGCAGCTTCTTTGGCTTTTAAGTCGGCAATAAATTGACCAGCATCATACATTCCGTAGTTATTATCTACTACAGATTGTGCATAGTATCCTTGTAACTTTGGGTGTTTACCTTCTTGTAATTCTTTGTTTAATGTGTCAGGACTTCTTGTTAATAATAAAGATTGTGCTTCTTCATTGGCTTCTCGTTTTTGTTTATCGGCATATGCAACAGCTCCCATGTCAAATGATTTAGAAAAGCTTTGTAATGATTTGACAAGTTGCTCTGCTCCTCTGTCAGGAGAACGTTGTGCTCCAGTGTCTGTAGAACCATAATATATGTTTTTTATTTGTGACCTATAATCTGCCATTTACTTCTCCATTCCTTGTTTTAATGCATAAGATTCTACTCCTGCTGCCGCAATCTCTAGTCCTAACATACCTAGTGTAGGACTTGCGAGTTCTTGAGTAGAGTTATAAACTTTGGCTCTTCGTGCTTCGGCTTCTTGTATTTGCTCAAAGGTTCTTCTCATATCTTTTTCAAACCCTCGGTTAATGTCTTCAATGTTTAAATCAACTTCAGAATAAATTTGTTGACTAATTTTTGCTGCATTTCCAAACCCTGCATTTAAAGCTTTGGCTTCTTCGATTAATGCTTCTCTTTCAGTTTTACGTTTGGCTGATGCTTTTTCTTGTTCAGCATCTGAACGCTCAGCTTCAATTTTTTGTCGGTCAAATAAAAGAGCTCTATCTGCATTTCTTCGTAAAGCTTCATTGTATTCTCTACGGTCTTTAGCTGCTTGTTTCCCAGCTTTGTAGCCTTGATATGCTTGTACGCCTTTGATAGCAAAGCTTATATATGGTAATGCTGCTCCCATTATTTATTCACCTCATATGTCATTAGTACGAATGGCACATTGCCTGACATTAATTTTGTTGTAATCATTTGCTCCTTAAAACCTAATAATTTTAACCACTTACGTGCTTGTGTGTATCTTGTATCTACAAAATTATGCAATAAATCATAATCTTTATATAACACTGGTAAAAACTTTAAACACATTTTAACAACTGTTAATGGTCTGTTTTTTAATTCATCACTGTTAAGAAAATATATTGTGCCTGATTTTGGAACATGTGTCGGTCTTACACCAAACATCGCAATACATTCTCCATGTTCATTTAAACCTGCAAAGTTGACAGCATCTGGTTGTGACAAAGGCCATGCTAAAGCTTCATAAGGTGTGCTTCCATCTGCTTCATAAATCTCAGCAATCTGTGCTTTTTCTAACTTAGGAGCTAACTCCCAAATGTGTTTAGGCTCGGCAGATACTACAGTGTATTTATATCCTTGTACTTCTTCTATGATAATATCCTTCTATTTCAGCCCCTGTTATGTGCATTGGTAAATGTGAAGAGCTTGTAATTTCTAAAGTATAATCAGTATTTTTACATTGTATAGGAACTCTTATAGTCCCTGTAGATGGTTGTGGTATATCAATTTTACCAGCAGACCCAATAATGTAGCCATTTAAAAATGTATTATAAGTGTCTCTGTTTTCTGGGGTTACTTGTATTTTAAAGAAAGATGAGTCTTCAAAATCAAAAGATATTGTGCGTAATTGGTAACGTCCTGATGTAATACTAATTGTTCCACCACTTGTCGTTTCTCGGATGTACTGAGGAGACATGGTGTAGGTACTCGTGTACGGAATACCAATCAATAAATTAGTATGATTGCCTTCAATAGTATAAGTTGACCCAGCTGTATTAGTCGCTGTGTAATCAGCACCTGTACTTGCATTAACTGCTAACAACCCTGTCTTTGCACCATAAGGTGAAGTGAAAGTTGTTAAATCAGTAGCAGAACTATAGGTTCCTGTTACGGTTGTTCTTAAATCCAGATGAGGATTAAAACCAATTGTATCATCATTAGGATTGTTTAAATCTATTTTACAAAGTTTAGTGGTTTGTCCTTCAGCTATTAGTAAATACAAAATGTTTTCCACAGTCATCCCACCAATAATTTTAGTGTTGGTAAATGTCCATGTGCTCCAAGCAGACTGTACTTTCTTAACAGCATCTTGTCTAAAATATTTATATACAAAAACTTTACTAGCATTAGTTGCTGTGACATCACTTCCTGGTGCATAGGGTGCTGTTTGTGCATCAGCTGTGTCATCTACTAAAACAAAGAGCATATCCTCTGTAGTGTTTGCAATTATCTGATGTGAATTAGAAGGTATGTATTCATTTACATGTATTGTTAACTCTACTCCATCGTTTGTTAATGTATCATCATTAGAAAAGTATTCACGAATACCTGTATAGTTTTGACGTGTTTGTGCAAAATATGCAAATCTACCTGCACTTACAGGACGCACAGCATCATCATGTTGAAATCTTGATACTTCATTTAAAATTGCTGTAGTCGGTGAGATAACTCCATTAGCTCCCTCTAGTTTATACTGTGCTGTATCTGAAAATATTAATAAACTTTCATTAAAAGATACAGAATTTTTTAAAAAGTTAACTTCAGTTCCTGATGCAGCAATATCAATAACATCAGTGTCTAACACAGCTGTAACTGTGGTGCTAAAAAAGTTAAAGAAATCAGCATTACCTGAAAATATTAAATTATCACCAGCTAAAACACCTAAACGATTTTTATAAAAAGTTAAATTCTCAATGCTTTTACCGATAAAACTAGGATTAGGATTTGTCGTCACATCACCTACAACTCTATCACCCCAAGTTAATTGTTGAAAGCTAAAAGTACCATCATTGTTGTTAACCAGAGCATGCACAAAAGTGCTATCTGTTATACCCAGTGACACACCAGGTCCAACTGTTTCATTCCAAATACCATCAGCTTCAAACTTTACATAGTAATCACTAATGTTATCACCTTCATCACCAGTGACTTCAATAATTACATTTGTTTTTGCATAATAAGGCAGTCGTGAAAAATCTTCGACAGTATCACGGATTGCATACATCGCTGTAGACCCTGCACCATCTCTAGTGCTGACTGTGTAAGTACTATCACCATCAATAGGTTGACCATAGATTGTAGATGAATATTGTTCAAAACTAAAATATGGTGTTATACGAGTGTCATTTGCTAATCCTGTAGTTGTGCTTAATGTGGTTTCAGTTGCCCCTGTTAATTCTACAACAGCAATAGAAATGCTTGAAGATGCATCCCAATATTGACTACTCTGTCCATACAATAAAATGTTTGCAATTTTATCTGTATCACTAAAAGCTGTGTCATGGTTTGCATCAGAGCCATCTGGCATCTGTAATCTCATCTCTATCCAAGTGTATCCTAAATCAGTTGTGATATCTGGGTGTGTTAAACGGACTGTATACTCTCTACCATATCCAGCTTGTTTTACATATACTAAAAACTCTTCAACTTTTGCAGCAGTGGTATTTGTATCTGCTGTGGGTGTAATTGATTTATTTGCAAAGAAAGTATAATCAGCAATGTTGACCATTTTAAAATCATTTTTTGGGTCTGTGCTGGCTAGGTAAGAAGTGCCATCAGGAAAAGATACTGTTTTTTCATTGCCTAATAAATCAAATACTTTGACTCCCCCATTGTACCACACTGTTAAATATTGATTATTTTCATCACGAGTTATAGCCCAAGTTTTTACTGTATTGGGATACACATTACTCGCGTCTAAAGTGGCAACAAATTCTAAGGGTGCTCTTCTGCTTAGTCCATTTAATAAATCATTTTCTAAATTAATTTGTTCTGTTGCCTGGCTGGTCAATCGTTGTGTTGGTGTTTGTTGACTCACCCCATTATTAAAGTTAGGGATTGTCTGGGAAACTACAGGCATTAATATCTCCTTCTAGGTAATCTATTTATAATAGAATAAGTATTTGCGTCACTAGTAAGAATGTTATTATCTTCACTTCTAGAATCAGCTTGTTTAAATGCAAGCATTGCTTCTTGTTCATCAAGCTGTGCTAATTGAGTTAATTCGGTTTCTCCTACAAATCTAGCTGCAAATCTTCTCGCAGCTTTCATAGTAATATAACGTCTTGCATATTCTGGAATTTGTTCAAACTGTTGTGCAAGAACTAAATCTAATTTAGGTACATCAC